TTATCTGACATTATTCATCCTAACATTTTGTTCGAGGGAGATTTGTATCGTTTTGCAAATGGTAACCCATCGGGAAATCTGATTACTGTACAACTGAACAGTATCTGCAATTCCTTGATGATGCGCTATGTGTATTATGCTATGATGCCCAAGATTAGGGAACCATTCTCGCAGAATGTTCGTCTCGGTACCTACGGAGATGATAATGCTATGTCTGTAAGGCATCACTGCAAATGGTATACCCACACCACATGCCAGGCTGAATTTGAAAAGCTTGACATCGGCTACACCATGGCCGAAAAGACCGCCGAATCAGTTCACTACATTCCTATTAGTGAAATTTCTTTCTTGAAGCGGAAGTTTGTTCGTCATGAGCAACTCAAGAAGATTGTGGCACCGATTGAGGAGGACTCGATTTTGAAAAGGTTTTATTTTGTAAAGAAACCTTCAGAGACCCCCTTATGCTTCGAGGAGCAATTCGGTGCTTATACTGATGGAGCATTTCGGGATGCTTATTTGCATGGCCGTGATTATTACGACTCTTTTGTCGGAAAGATCAAGGCTGTTGCGGATTTGAATCCTGGACTCAAAGTCCGTATCTCATTCATCCCTTATGATGAGATGACCCTTATCCTTGCCCCGGCTTACGCTGAAGATTACGTGAATGACAACACGAAACTTTATGCTGAAAGTTGTGGACTTGGTGAGGAGGACATTGGCTGGAGACAGTCATCTTAAGGCGCATGGGAGTGAGTCTCCCAATTCAGGTATTTCTTATCTGGCATCCCTGTGAGCTACGGCAAACAAGATAGCTTAGTGTATTGATTACGGCATACTCCTTTCCCTCTTTGAGGAGGATGAACGCTTACACTTTGCAGAATTAGAGGCAATAGGCAACAGCATGATCCGGCTGTTTGTTTACATAACCAATGGATTACCAATTTTTACAACAAATTTTACTACCACATTTTTAACGTTTCTGTATCTTCATTGTATATAGTTACATGTATATATTTACCTTTAGCTTTCTTGTATAATGCACTTTACTACGCCTGTTTCATTGAAGAAACACTTTCACTTGCTGCGGCAGTGAAAGCAGGTGCAGATAAAGTTGCAGGGATAACACGAGAACGCTATGTCAATCGTCTTGTATGGCTGCGTGCATTGTCACGTTTTCATATTTTTACAAAAAGAGACGATCGGCAGAAATTAACCTTTGTTAGGATTTCGAACGTACTTGAGAATTTACGTTTGGATTCGTCCGATGGAACCATCAGAAAG